ACTTATATCCGCACCTGGCAGGGCTGGCTGTATCTGGCGGTGGTTATCGATCTCTTCGCCCGTAATGTGGTCGGCTGGTCGATGAAGCCCACTCTCTCACGCGAACTGGCACTCGACGCGCTGATGATGGCCGTCTGGCGGCGAAAACCGGACGGCGAGGTCATCGTGCACTCAGACCAGGGCAGCCAGTACGGCAGTGACGACTGGCAGCGCTTCTGCCGGGCTAATAACCTGGCCCCGAGCATGAGCAGGCGTGGCAACTGCTGGGATAATGCGGTGGCCGAATCGTTCTTCAGTTCGCTGAAAAAAGAGCGGATCAGAAAACGCATCTATAAAACCCGGGATCTGGCCCGGGCCGATATCTTCGATTACATTGAAGTGTTCTACAACCGGGCCCGGCGCCACAGTCACCTCGGCGGCCTCAGTCCGGAGGCCTTCGAACAGGCCTCATCGTGAGGACAGAATTTGTCTACGGGCGTGGGGTCAGTCCAAGTTCCACACGCTGCTCGCCGAGGTATGCACCGGTGTAGCGCCAGAGGTTAACGCGAAGGCTCTGGCCTGGGGCAAGCAGTACGAGGAAGACGCCCGCACCCTCTTCGAGTTCACAACTGATGTGAAAGTCACGGAGTCTCCGATCCTGTTCCGTGACGAGAGCATGCGCACCGCGTGCTCCCCTGACGGCCTGTGCAGTAACGGGTTCGGCCTTGAGCTTAAATGCCCTTTCACCTCCCGCGACTTCATGAAATTCCGCCTTGGCGGTTTCGAAGCAATCAAGTCTGCGTACATGGCCCAGGTACAGTACAGCATGTGGGTGACCGGGAAAGACGCCTGGTTCTTTGCCAACTATGACCCCCGCATGAAACGCGAAGGCATTCACCACGTCGTCGTTGAGCGGGATCCGCAGTACATGTCCGATTTCAACGAAATGGTGCCGGATTTCATCGAGAAGATGGACGAGGCGCTGGAGGAGATCGGCTTCACGTTCGGGGAGCAGTGGAAATGAAACGCACACCCTTTTACCGCAGGCCGGGGCGCACCGGGCAATTCTCCGGCCTTCGTGAGCGCGCTATCTGGATGATTCAGACGCGCGGCCGCCCGGTAACCGGCAGCGAAATTGCTGAGAAGTTTGGCGTAACGCTCATCGAGTTTAACCGTGTCGCCAACGGCATTACCCGCGGCACCGGACAGATAGCGCAGATCGTTGAGTCGGAAAAATGGCTCAACGAGGACGGCATCTGTGACCGGACATTCGACCTCGTCACGAAGCCTAGGGTCGTAACACCGCAGGGCAAATCACGGCTATTCACCCGGCGCGCGATAGAGCAGTCGCAGGAAGGTAGGCGGAAGGAATGCATAGCGCGTGCCGCACGCCGTAGCCGACTGATTGCCCAGGGCCTCTACATCGACGAAATGGAGTCCATCCTATGACTCACGATCACGACGACATCAGGGTAGGAAATCTGTGCCTCCCATTCATTGGTAACGGCTGGCTAATGCCATGGGGTGAAGTGGTCTGCAATCCATTAAAGGCGCAGCGGCTCGCTGAGGAATATCGAGAAAGGCAGGAGGCGGCATGACGCCAGCAGCTTATTACAACGAAATCGACCCGTTCGCTGCGCAATGGCTGCGTAACCTGATCGCCGGCGGACATATCGCCCCGGGCGAAGTTGATGAAAGGAGTATTGAAGATGTCACACCTGACGATCTGCGAGGATTCACGCAGTGCCACTTCTTTGCCGGAATTGGCGTCTGGTCTCATTCCCTGCGCCTCGCCGGATGGCCTGACGATAAACCAGTCTGGACCGGATCCTGCCCGTGCCAGCCTTTCAGCGCGGCAGGCAAAGGAGATGGGTTTGCTGACGAGCGGCACCTTTGGCCCCACTTCTTTCACCTCATCAGCGAGCGCAGACCTCAGCATGTCTTTGGCGAACAGGTTGCAAGCGGTAACGCAAACACATGGTTCGACCTTGTACAAACTGACCTGGAAGGAATGGGATACGCCTTCGGGCTTGTGCCGTTTGCGTCAGCGGGCGTCGGTGCGCCGAACATCAGAGAGCGGGCCTACTGGGTGGCCAACGCCAGTAGCGAATACGAATCCACAGCCGGAGACGAAACGGGGTCTGCAACATGTCTCCGGAGCAGCCCGTTTGACGGGGTGGCAAACACCAGTGGCGAACGACTCAACCAGTTTGACTCATTGCTACAGCGGGAAGAATCAGGACGGTTCTCCGAAGGTATGCCTGAAACTACCAGGATCGGTTCTACTTGCGGGATGGGTGACGCCGACCACTCGCGACTGGAAAGACACATCAGGGATGACAGCGCAGCGGGAATGGAAAGAGCGACTGGATCAGTTGCCGAGGCAGGCTTTCATGACGGGTTGGCCAACTCCTCAAGTGAGCAATATCACCAATGCAACGACAGTCCAAATGAGCGGGGATGGTCGAGAAACTCCGAACAAAATCGGCTGGGCGGCGAGCTTATGCGGCCCCTTGAGGTTAACGGTTTTTGGCGAGATGCGGACTGGCTCTTTTGTCGAGATGGCAAATGGCGTCCAGTTGAACCCGGCACATTCCCGTTGGTTGATGGGGCTGCCGCGCGCCTGGGACGAGTCGAGCCCGGGATGGCAAGAGTGGCAAGCAGCAATCGCGTCGGTCGCCTGAAAGGGTACGGCAACGCCATAAACGCACAGGCTGCGGCTGAATTCATCCGGGCTTATATGGAGGGGTTATGACGCCAGAAACAGACAACGCCATCCGCGCCGCCTGCCGCCGCTGCACCGAGTAAACCGCAATGCCGTATCAGCTGAACGTTGTGAAGAATGCGACGAACCAATTCCCGAGCCGCGTCGCGCTGCCGTACCAGGCTGCCAGACGTGCGCCAGTTGCCAGGCTGACCTGGAACTTATACGCAAGCAAAGGGGGTCTTAATGGATTACACCAAACTCAGTGACGGTGAAATCAGCGTCAGGCTGGCCTATTTCCTTAAGCCAAAATACAGCGCCACCATTCACCCGCATGAAAGTACCGGCGCCAATTTGTCGTGGAATTGGTTTAACACGGTGCAGAACACTGGTTATTTCCCGCTGCGTCGTGCCGAAGAGCTATTCCCGGCAATGAAGAAGCACCGGATCGGCCTCACCCCATCAGGTAAGACCGTCTGGCAGGCATCCCACGAATCGGGCATCAGCGCCACTCACCGGAACCCACTTCGCGCCGCGGCAATCGTCTATCTCCTTTTGCAGGAGTCAGCCAATGTTCAAGCTAATTCAGCGCGGCCAGATATTCGCTGACCAGCATAACTGGCCCGTCATTATCCACAGCAGCACATCAGAAGTTGTCCGCTACTGGCGACAGGGCCGGATCAACACCGAGTCAATCGACAGATTTATTAACGATTTCGAACCGCTCGATCACCGGGAGGCGGAGCAGATCCGCGCCGAACTGGAGACGAGCGAGCATATTAAACGCCTGCGCGCTATGCGTGCGGCATGAGGAGAACTATGAGCACCATTCAGGACATCAGAAACCAGCTATCAACTCTGGTCACAGAGGCGCACAAAGTGGCGTGCTCCCTCGATATTGGTGATGAGCGAACCGAGGCTTTCGAGCTATACGAAGCGCTTCGTCGACTTCAGCGACAGGGTGCAGCCGGAGAGATTCTCTCAGCAACTAACCCACTTCTCGCCTCGCCATATTACGACGAGGACTGGGACGAAGATGAAGACGGCTGACGCAACTGATAGCCAGTTATGAGCTGGCTATTGGGTGCGAAAGCACTGCCTCACATCCCTTGATGTTATTGCCGCCTACGGGCGGCTTCTTTTTGCCTGGAGAAAACCATGAGCGACATTATTCAGTTGGTACCGAATAAATGGGTCACAGAGGAACTTTTAACTGCGACAACCGGCATGTCAAAGCACATGATTCAGCATGCCCGCCGGTCTACCTGGATGGAGGGAAAGCATTATCGCCATGTTGCCCCTGATATGGCACCTAAGCAAAACAGCCCAATCATGTATAACCGCGATGAGATAAACCACTGGATCGAGCACCAAAGCCCAGCGAAACGCCGGAGAATATCTGCTTAAATGTCCTTTGGCACATCAAACGAGGAATGATTATGGCAGCATACCCAACAGGCGTAGAGGTTCATGGCGAATCGTTACGCATATGGTTCATATATCAGGGGAAGCGTGTCAGGGAAAATCTCGGCGTTCCTGACACGCCAAAAAACAGGAAAATGGCAGGCGAACTTCGGGCTTCAGTCTGCTTTGCGATAAAGACAGGCACATTCAATTATGCCTCGCAATTCCCTGATTCATCGAACGCAGAGAAATTCAGCACTGTCAGGAAGCAAATCTCACTACTTGAACTGAAATCGAAATGGCTTGGGCTTAAAGAGATGGAGCTTAGCCTCGGGACGTTGAGGCGTTACGATTGCCACCTCACAACCACTATCGAAACAATTGGTGAGCACAGGTATATCGGCAGCCTGAACACTGAAGATATCCTTAGTGCCAGGAAGGAGCTACTGAACGGCTGGCAGAAGACCAGACATGGCCTAAATCATCCACCCAAAAAGGGAAGAAGCGTTCCTACAGTCAATAGCTATATGGCATGCCTTGGCGGGATGCTGGGCTTTGCTTTCAAAAGTGGATACCTGAAAACTGATCTGATGGCAGGTATTACCCCTCTCGCAAAAGAAAGACCCATTCCAGATCCTCTTACTTCTGATGAGTATCAGAGAGTGGTTGCGGCCTGCCCAACGCTACAGTTTCAGAATATGGTTATCTTTGCGGTAAATACAGGCGTCAGGCATGGCGAACTAAGCGCGTTATCCTGGGAGGATGTGGATACTGTCAACTGGACTGTTACAGTGTCACGTAACTATTCCCTGAAGGGAAACTTCACCCTGCCAAAAACCAACGCCGGGATTCGAACAATACAGCTGACCCAGCCAGCAATTGATGCACTCAAGGCGCAAATGCCACTGACCAGAATGATGGCATCCCACAAGGTAAGCGTCAGCCTACGGGAATACAAAAAAAAGAGAACCGATGAATGCACCTTTATATTCTCGCCGTCCATTACTTCAATGAACGGTAAGAAGACGATGTGCTACGTCCCAGGATCCATTAATTCAGCCTGGCGCACTGCCCTGCGTCGTGCAGGCGTCCGACAAAGACGGTCTTATGAAACCAGAAACACATATGCGTGCTGGGCACTGGTCGCCGGAGCGAACCCAAATTTCGTTGCGCACCAGATGGGCCATTCGTCAGCGCAAATGCTATTCACGGTTTACGGTAAATGGATGACCGAGAACAACCATGACCAGGTGGGCATTTTGAACGCATCATTTACTCAAAATGCCCCACTGATGCCCCATAGAAAAACCGCATAACCTTAACTATCTGATTTAACATATTAATATCACTTCAATCATGATTCATCTGGATGAGTAAAGTCGGCTCCTTTGCGTTTAGCTTCCTGCCCGTGATGTTCTGTATTGCTATCCCGCTGGGCCTGGCGCGCGAAAATAAAGGCGTCGCGGCGTTTGCCGGGTTTGTGGGTTACGCCGTGATGAACCTGGCGGTTAACTTCTGGCTGACCGCGAAAGGCATTCTGCCGACCACCGACGCCGCCGTGCTGAAAGCCAACAACATTCAGAGCGTGATCGGCATCCAGTCTATTGATACCGGGATCCTCGGGGCAGTGATCGCGGGTGTGATTATCTGGATGCTGCACGAGCGCTTCCACAATATCCGGCTGCCGGATGCCCTGGCCTTCTTCGGCGGTACCCGCTTCGTGCCGATTGTTACCCTGGTGGTGATGGGCCTGTTTGGTCTGATCATTCCGCTGATCTGGCCGGTCTTCGCGATGGGCATCAACGGCATCGGCCGCATCATCAACGGCGCGGGAGATTTCGGTCCGATGATCTTCGGCACCGGCGAGCGTCTGCTCCTGCCGTTTGGCCTGCAGCATATCCTGGTGGCCCTGATTCGCTTCACCGAAGCGGGCGGTACGATGGAGGTATGCGGTCACGACGTGAGCGGCGCGCTGACCATCTTCCAGGCGCAGCTGAGCTGTCCGACCACCCACGGCTTCTCGGAAAGCGCCACCCGCTTCCTGTCTCAGGGTAAAATGCCTGCCTTCCTCGGCGGCCTGCCAGGTGCCGCGCTGGCGATGTACCACTGCGCGCGCCCGGAAAACCGTCATAAAATTAAAGGCCTGCTCATTTCCGGCGTGATCGCCTGCGTCGTGGGCGGAACCACCGAGCCAATCGAATTCCTGTTCCTGTTCGTCGCACCGGTGCTGTACCTCATCCACGCGGTGCTGACCGGTCTGGGCTTTACCGTGATGGCGGTGCTGGGCGTGACCATCGGCAACACTAAAGTAAAATACACCTCATTAAGAATTGAGGCGTAAAAACAGCTATACCTGTCGCCCCAATGGATTACCAAGGAGGTGATGACCAATGTCTGCACATGTTACAATCTTAAGAAATACAGTACTTCCAGTGAAATTCAATACCATGAATCGTCCACGCTTATATTCATATATCCGTTACTCCAGCGAACGACAAGGTAAAGGTAGTTCGATTGAGCGTCAGAAGAGCTACATTGCTGAAATGGCAAAACAGATTGCTACTGAGTACGATCTGGAGATTTTCGAGGAATACCAAGATTTAGGGGTATCCGCGTACAAGGGTAAAAACGTTCAGGAAGGAGCTTTATCGGATTTCATAGACCAAGTTGAATCCGGTTTGATCCCAAAGGGGTCTTTCCTCTTGATTGAATCCCTTGATCGCTTCTCACGCCAGAACGCCATGCAAGCGGTTAACCTTTTCACCAGCTTATTACTTAATGGCATCACGGTAATTACCGGGATTGATAAACAGGTTTACAGACAGACTGAAGTAAACACCGAGACATTGCAGCAACTGATGTTTAGCGTGATGTTGTTCAGCCGTGCAAACGAAGAAAGTTCAACCAAATCACACCGCACCATTGCAAGTGCTCTGTCCAAGATCAGACGTCACCAGGAACGGAAACCAGGTGATCCTGTAGTCGCAATTAAAGAGTTAGGCTCGGATAAATGGTGGACAGATTCAAGTACTGGATATGTCAATCCGCATCCAGTCCTGTTCCCCATAGCAAAAAAAATTATCCAGTTAAAACAAGACGGTTGGTCAAATCGGATGATCCTTCAACATCTGAAAAACAACTACGATGGACCGGTTATTGGCAACAAAAAATCAAAAGGTATATGGAATATGCAGCATTGTTCCAGAATCCTTGAACCTGCCATTTATGGACGAAAAGTAATCACTGTAAACAATGCAGAATACGTTCTGGATGATTATTACCCTGCGATCATCAGCAAAGATGAATATGAAGCGTTAAAGCTCCAAGTTGGAAACAAAGGATTTGCCCCGAATCGCGAGAGTAATCCAGAAATACCATTACTTTCCGGTATTGGTATTTTGCACTGTGCGCACTGCTCATGTTACATGGTTAAGGCTAAATCAACCCTTAAAAACCATCCACATGCTTACCGTTACCAATGTGCATCCAGAGATTTACATCAAGATTGTAATAAGTGGGGATTCAGGGCAAGCACCCTTGAAAGGACGATTTTACAACTAATAGCCGATAGAATATTCTTACAGACGAAATATCAACCATCTGGTTTAGAAGGGAAAATAGCGGACATACAATCGCAAATTGAGAACTATGTATTGGCTATAGGTTCAGCTAAAAGCCCTGAGATCATTAATAGCCTCACTTCGCAAATTGATCAACTAGAACAAGAAAAACAAAGTCTGATAGTGGAAAAAAGACTATACGATGAATCAATCGTGCAAATGAACACTGAAGGTTGGGACAAGTTCAGGAAGTTTGACATTGATGACGCACTTAACCCTTTACGCACAAAAATAAGAGCAAACATTAAGACCGTTATTATGCGCGTAGATTGCTCCAGAATAGATAAGAAACACAACTTGTTTACCATCACATACCGCGATCAGCATAAACAGCGTATCGTTATCGAAAACAACTCAGGCTGGAAGAAGGGTAAGATTTATGTTGAAGCGCAGACTATCAACGATATTCAAATTCTTGAATCTGAAGGTTTGATACTGCATGACCATATTGACATATTGATCAACCGAGACAAGTTCATGACGGAAGCGAAAAAACGACTAGATCATCCCCGAACACTGATCGATGAACTGACGGAATAAAGGTAAGTGTTAGTGCCATTGTAAAATTGCCCCACAGAAATGTTAGCGTAATCCATCGCTATATAGCCATGAATCGCTCTGTATCTTGTCAGAGCGATTAAAGCAGACTTCAGGCATCGTTCAATATAAAACCCCCGTAAAACTTGATACAGAGCGTTGTAGAGCAAGGGTTCAAAATTACATCGTATTCATTCTGTCTACGAACTGTACTTATTGCACCGCTGACCTGCCCCCACGATTAGATACAACACTCAGTTAGTAACGTCGGAATCTTCATTCTCAGAATGACCCTTTCTCCAGCCCGCTGCAAATTCAGACGGTGTCTGATAATTCAGCGTGGAGTGCGGGCGGCATTCGTTATAATCCTGCCGCCAGTCATTAATAATTTTCCTGGCATGAACGATATCGCTGAACCAGTGCTCATTCAAACATTCATCGCGAAATCGTCCGTTAAAGCTCTCAATAAATCCGTTCTGCGTTGGCTTGCCCGGCTGGATTAAGCGCAACTCAACACCATGCTCAAAGGCCCATTGATCCAGTGCACGGCAAGTGAACTCCGGCCCCTGGTCAGTTCTTATCGTCGCCGGATAGCCTCGAAACAGTGCAATGCTGTCCAGAATACGCGTGACCTGAACGCCTGAAATCCCAAAGGCAACAGTGACCGTCAGGCATTCCTTTGTGAAATCATCGACGCAGGTAAGACACTTGATCCTGCGACCGGTGGAAAGTGCGTCCATGACGAAATCCATCGACCAGGTCAGATTGGGCGCCGCCGGACGGAGCAGCGGCAGACGTTCTGTTGCCAGCCCTTTACGACGTCTTCTGCGTTTTACGCCCAGGCCACTGAGGTGATAAAGCCGGTACACGCGCTTATGATTAACATGAAGCCCTTCACGGCGCAGCAACTGCCAAATACGACGGTAGCCAAAACGCCTGCGCTCCAGTGCCAGCTCAGTGATGCGCCCTGATAAATGCGCATCAGCAGCCGGACGGTGAGCCTCATAGCGGCAGGTCGACAGGGATAAACCTGTAAGCCTGCAGGCACGACGTTGCGACAGACCGGTCGCATCACACATCAACATCACGGCTTCCCGCTTCTGGTCTGTCGTCAGTACTTTCGCCCAAGAGCCACCTGAAGCGCCTCTTTATCCAGCATGGCTTCGGCAAGCAGCTTCTTGAGTCTGGTGTTCTCTTCCTCAAGCGACTTCAGGCGCTTAACTTCAGGCACCTCCATACCGCCATACTTCTTACGCCAGGTGTAAAACGTGGCATCGGAAATGGCATGCTTGCGGCAGAGTTCACGGGCGGGTACCCCAGCTTCGGCTTCGCGGAGAATACTGATGATCTGTTCGTCGGAAAAACGCTTCTTCATGGGGATGTCCTCATGTGGCTTATGAAGACATTACTAACATCGGGGTGTACTAATCAACGGGGAGCAGGTCAAAACCAATAGCTCCCAATTCTTTGGGAAACGACAAACACACATGTGATTGTATTTAAGAAATAAAATCATATACATAGGCCGATTTATTCGGCCTTTTTTGTACACAAAGCAACCTGATTAATTTTTATTGCATTGTAATGAAATGTATGTATAGCAAATTGCAAAGAATACTGTTAATATATACAGGATGAGTTAGAGAATATCAAACAGGCCACAGAGCCACCCACCGCCCTAACTCCTTACTTAACTGTTGAGGAGATCCCCGCATGGCAATGAAAGCAACCTTTAAACCTGATACCCCTTTAACCCGTGACAACCTGATCGCATGGGGTTATGAATACGACGAGAGCGTCCCGTTTGCTATCGTGCGTGACGTTAAACAGGGCCGTGGCAGAAAACACGGTCGTAAAGCTGTGGGCTTCATTGCCAGAGGTAAATCTCTGGTGCGTGTTCCCAACTGTGGGGACGTCCCCGCCTCTGTAATCGCTTGGATTCTCCACAATGGTGATATCCCAGACGGTTACACTATAGCGCTTCAGGACCCGGCAGACAGTCGCCTGAGCAATGCCACACTGATCACCGTAGAGAAAGCCACAGAACGCCGTAAAGCGGCCCGAGTGGCCTCTGCCAGTGGCACCCGTAGTAAGTCCACTCTCCCTCGTGGAATTGTGGAACGTGTCCCCGGCTATTACGTCGCCTCATTCATGCGTAAAGGCAAGCGGACCCACAAGGCGGGCCGGGATCTGGAATCCCTCACCCTGTGGCTAGTCAAAGAGCGTGATGGCTTTAATAAACCACAATTGATACATTTGATGTGTATCAATGAAGTTTCTTTGGTGTATAATGAGGTAGAAATCATATGGAGGTTCTCTATGAAACACACTCCAACCCAAAAAGAAATTGTTGCAATCCTGAATGAGTCTCGTAAAGCAGGAAGCTTTCATTTATGTGGTTCGCGTGAAGAACGTAAAGCTCAGTTGAAAGCCCTTCGTTGTCGAGATTTTTTGCAAGAAGGGAAAAGAGTTGGCGACACAACCCTCTAAGAAACGTGCAAAACGCTTTCACATAAAACGAGTTGAAATTTCAAATAAATACGCAACAAATAGCGAAAAATTTGGATTTGACGAAGAGGTCCAAGATTCTTACGATGATGACTTGTTAAATCTCCAAGAGCGTTGGGAAGAAGACGGTTTCATCGAAGTCTATGATGAAACCATACATGGCAGTAAAGCATCTTATCCCTTAGCTAAAGATTCCAACTCAGTTCCGGGCTCTTCACCCGAATACACGGGCCTTTATCACGCCAGATTGTTAAGTACTGGCGAGAATGATCCTCTTGTCATAGTGACGTTCCAAGGCATTATAATTGATCAACAAGAATACGAAAAAGCAGTGATTGAAGCAATGATTGATCATGACCTTATGTTTCTTCCGCACAGGAAGAAAAATCCTGCGGATCTAAAAATCCAGCGCAAGTGGGTCAGAACTAAATTAGACGAAGAAGATTAACCCCAACTCACTAACCCGCCTTATGGCGGGTTTTTTTATTCTTTTCCTGATGTATACACACGAAAAGCTTTCGCTAACTCCAACTGAAAGGCAAATGACAGACGGGTACGGCTTATCCGGATACCATCAATTATGATGTATGTAGGGTAAGCGGTGACCATGCGCCCACCATATGGGAAGCGTTTCGGGTGGGTAGACTTATCGTTATTCATTTATGTGTCATCCGTCTGGGTGGGGGTGATACCGACAACGGATGATTGATCGAATATCGATCAAAATCAATAACTTAACAGATCCCCATTTCCTGGGGGTGGTACAAGTCCGCCTCCCCCAGCGCCTTATCTTATGTGGGAAAATATCCAGCGCCTTTAGAGTGCTGCCAGGCACCACGAACCGCCCCCCCAGGGGGCCTCGATCATGCTTCACAAATATCTGCACTTGTCAACACTGACCATTCACCCAGCCATCCACTCTTTACACTTCTTGATATTACAGACCCATACCGATTCAACTCTTCAGGCCATCCCTTTGGATTCAATAAGTTAGTAAATACACAATGTGATTCTGTCCTTTTATCCTGTGGACCAGTGGCCCAGCCGGGCCACCCCGGAGGCGTCCGCCTCCCCTGTGCGCCTGTGGCGCGTTATCTTGTGGCAAGCAATACAAACCCACAGGGTTAAGAGTGGTAGCGCCACAGGCGCATACAGAGAGCGGGCCTACAGAGACCCTTTGAGGGGCGAAAGCCTTCGCCCCGATTGGAATTGAGAATAACTATCGTTTACAGGTGAGATTGATTCTCATATCAAAATAAAAAAGCTGGGGATTTTTTCTTGAGGGTAAATTGAAATTTTGCCAGGCAACACTATTACGAAACAATAATTAATTACCAACAAATACAATAACTTAAATGCACCAAGGGAGTCAAATCACCTTACCCGCTTTGTGGTAATAGTACATTAAGCAACCATCTTTTACCCACATAAACAGCCCATAAGGGCCGTTTCTCTCCCCTGCAGGGTCATTACTCTGCCATTAAACGCGATTAAACCCGATTTAATTCACTAAAAAGACACAACTTAAAATTAATAATTTTTGTCGTTTACAAGTGCCTGTTTTTGATCAAGAATCGATCACAGTTAGGATCTGGAGGGTACAAAATGAATTTCGTAGAGGGTTGTAAATCAGTTCAGGAAGTGAAAGCGGTAGCGGTTGAGCTACTCAAACAGGGCAAGGGGCTGACGCTGTACCGTGACGCCTGGTTATTAGGTTATGAATTAATGCTGAGGGTGTCGGATCTGCGCTCTATCCGTTATGACGACATCAAAGGCGATCACCTTGTCCTGTCCCAACAGAAAACCGGTGAATCTGTCCGGGTGAGGCTTACCGATACCGCTAAACGCATCATAGCGGCCCGGAGAGAGGCGAACCCTGATCATGTGTACCTCTTACAGTTGGACAGCCACAGGAGCAAGGGAAAACCTGTGAGCCGCTCCAAATTGCATGAGGAAATTAGCTACGCCGGGGAAAAGCTGGGGCTGAATCTTTCGACCCACAGCATGAGGAAGAGTAAACCAACAATTGGTTATGACAATGGGGAGGATATAGCCGTAATCAGTAAGGCATTAGGGCACAAATCGTTATCAAGTACGCTCCATTACATTGGGGCCACGCAACGCAAAGTAGATGATTTTAGTGATAAATATTCAATAGCGGATCTGTTATGAAAAGCCAGGATATTAGGAATTATGAAAGAGAAAAGGCTCCCACTAGAGGAGCCATTTTTGTATGGGCAGTTAGTTAGGCCCGCCCTGCATAAGCATGTTAAATGCCGCCTGTTCACTACGTTCAATCTCAGATTGCACAAGGTTTTTCACTTGTCCGTCTTGCACCTTCACATTAACGTTCACGTTAAGCGGCTGGTTTAGCCACGCTGGCGGGGCCATCAGTGGATTTCCATACCCGTTTTTGGTTAGCGTCGCTGCGTCTGGTGGGGTGAAGGTTGGGACAGCAACACGAACAGTCTGATCGAGTGCTGCGGTCTGTGCTGCCTGCTGGGTTGCGTTCTGCTGCTTTTCGTACCAACTACCGGAGAAAGCCTCCATGATGTCGGTCCACAAGGTTGGACGGTCTCTATTCTCCTGCACGTTGCGCTTAAACGCTTCCGGGTCTGCCTGAATCTGATCAAGGCGGTCATTCAGAGATACAGCGGCGATTACTGCCGGAAGACCAAAGTTAACGCCACGGCCCGCGCCGATCGGTTTGGTATTCTTCCCAGGTTTGCCCGGTTTACCGTCTTTACCTGGCTTACCGTCCCCCAGAGCTTCAGAAGCGGCTTCAATGCCACCAATAGCGGCGATCCCCTTCATGACTCCCAACAGTTTGGTAAGAGGGTTCAGCATGGTGAGAACCCACTTGAAAGCCCCGCCCAACTTGTAAACAGAGCCAGCGAACAAAGCCACCCCGGCGGCGTATGCTGCCATTTCCCCCCAGGCTTTGATCTGCTCCCCACTGATCCCCATTTTGGCGGCGTAATACTCAATAATGCGGAAGGTCAGGATCACAGTGTCATGCAACTCTGTAAACGCATCTGTGGCACCTTCAACAATCTTCCCGGCGATATGCCCGAACATCTCAAAGGCTCCTCCAGACCCGTCAATAGCGGCGCTGATTGAGTCGAAAGCGTTGGTTAATTCGTTGCCGAAGCCAGAAGTAAAGAAAACATTCATAGCGTTCTGCATACTGGTATTGAGGCGCTGCCATGATGCCCGGTTGGACTTCATAGCCTTGTCAAGTGCTCCGCCGTTCCGGGCCGCTCCCTTCATCTGTTTAGCCACGTGTGGGAGGATGTCCTTAGAGAACAGCTTCCCGTCTTCCATCAACTTAAACAGATCTTTCTCTGTCAGGTTGGTAACGCCTTTCATGTCGTTAAGAGCCTTAACGAACAGACCCACAGAACCGGGGAGAGCTTCGGACAACTGGCCTTTGAGTTCTTCACTCATTACCGTTCCCTTAGACATCATTTGATTGAGCGATTTCAAAGCACGTGATTGCTCATCTGCGGATGCACCAGTTACAAGGCCCCATTCACTGGCACCCTCAAAGATGGATCGCATCTGGTCTTTAGGGAGTTTATCCCCAACAGAGGCCGCAAATTGTGTGTAATCCTTGGATGTTTTAAGCAAATCCAAACCCAAGCGGTTGGACTGTTCTTTGAGATACTCAAACTCTTTAGCGGCTTTCTCTGTGGAACCGGTGATCGCTGTAAGACCAGACATAGCGGATTCAAAATCCTGTCCGGTGGTCATGATCTTGCCGGAGAGCGCAACGGTAGCCGCTAAGGTGATCGCCCCGCCTGCACCCTCGATCATGGAGGTATCCAGTTTGTTTACTTTGGCGGTTACCGGGATTGTTGCTCCCCTCATGCCTACCCGGCCTTGTTGGCGCATGGTTTGCTGAAGGCGTGACACACGGGCGTTATATTCCTGCAATGCCATAGACCCGGCGTGATACTGGCGGGTAAGCTGTCCAAACTCCTGAAGGTGTCCGGCACGTTGGGCCGGGGTCACGTTGGCGTTAGCCGCTGCGGTATTAAAGCGGATGGCTTTAGCTCGGATTGTCTGGAGTTTGCGCTCCGCTGCGATCTGTGCTTTGGCTGCTTTGGCTTCTGCTGCCGCTTTGGCTTTGGCTTCTGCCAGTGCTGCTTTTGCGGCGGCGTCCTGCTGTTTCCGGCGGATCTTGGTGTAGGCGTTTTCCTCAAATTTCATCCGTAGAGGCTTCATTTTAGAGGAGACTTTATCCCACTCTTTCCCCACCTGTTTGATACGGTCAACGATCTTTCTGTAACTCGCTGAATCTACAGTAAAAACTGTTCTATTGACGGTCTTGGTAATAATCACGTTACCGCTCATTATTCAGCCCCTTCCAGATTGATAGCCTTCAGGGTGCGCCCTGCTGCCTTGTTGATGATTACCCGGCGGTGACCTGCTGGCAGGTCTGCGGATTTGGTCAGGAGAGAGACCGGGCGACCGTTGGCGCTGTAGCCCTGATCCTTGTGACACAGAGCAATTCCCCGGCTCTTAATGGTGCGGCCCTTCTGGGCGCTGTCTGCGGCCTCTGTGGAGGCTTCCAACTGTGTACCGTACAGAGCGATAGCCTCATCCAGTGACAGATCGGCCTGTGCCTTGCGGAGTTCACGGGCGGCGGCTTCCTCTTTGGCCTGCTCTACCTGGCGGGATTTCGCCATTTCGTCAAGCTGGCGTTTCAGTAGTTCAAAGGGGTGCATTTGAGAGAGTCCTTATAATGAAAGTGATTACCACTACCCACAGGAGGAGGGAAGCGGGCTTAAAGGGGATATAGAGGAGGGAGGCGAGAAAGTTAGAGAGTCTTGTCTGACGCTTAACCAGTTTGGAACCTAAGTAATCCTTTAGGTCCCATTCCGTTGGGTTGGACATAATTACCGGGATTTAATGATTGCCTGGCGGGCCTGCTGACGAGCTTCAGAAACGATCAGTCGCACACGGCGCATACTCGTCCCTTTTTTGTATACAGGGCTTTCCACGTAGCGGGCGCTGCGGAGGTTCTGTAAAACTTGGTCATACGGGAGCATTTGCTCCACCAGGTAATAGGGTGAAGGTTGGGTAAGAAGTAGGGAGACCATCTTACTGTTGATCCCCAGAAGTTCCGCCATTTTATCCACGCTCAAATTATCGGCGTCCATCTGCTGGGCCAACACTGCCTTTTCTGGCAAGGTGAGCGGGGTCTTCTGGTACTTCATAGGGTTGTGGGAGCGCTTTACTCTCAGCACATAGGCCAACGAAACGTTAAAGGCCGCTTGGATGGCTTTAGCGCTGTGGCCCTGAATACAGGCCCGCTTGATCTTCAGGATTTGATCCGGGGTTAAATGGCTCTCATCCATAATCCGACGGGGCTTGTTTGCTGCTAATTTCTCCGCCAGTGCATTTACTGCGGCTTCCTCTTCAGAGGTTAAGGCGTTGAATTTAGTGGTGATAAAGTTATTCATGCGAGACTCTCCAAAGGGTTGTAAACGGCGGGTGTTTGGTGTAGAGTGTTACTTGTGGGAAATCAATTGCAGACTTTTTAGAAAGCATCACCAAACTGATCAATGGCGCTTTCTTCTGGCTCCAAATATTCAACAGGCAAGCCGTTGACCATCATCACATTAGAGCCAGCCACAAAATTAATAACAGGGTTGCGTAAATCATCGTTTGCGGCCCCCTGCTCTACTGGCACAGGGACAGAAGCGGGACGAACAGCGCCCCCGCTGTGGTCCACAGGAGAAGCTCCAGGCGACGCCGGGCGGCTTCTATGTACGCTGTCAGATCCACACTTAACAATTCCAGGCTGGTTACTTCCTGCATTCTCTACGGTCTCCACGGGTCGGGGTGCTGCGGTTGGTTTGGTTACTTCAGGTTTGGCGGCTTCAGGGGTTCCCACCATTTCCGGGGTGATCGGGCAGGTGCGCCACTCTATCGTTTCGCCCTGCTTTCTCTCCACCTTTTGGATCAGTCCGATCTCTACCATCTCGTTTACAAGTCGCTTCACAGTAGAGCGGGAGGCCCCGAGATAACGCTCCAGAGTGGCGCGGGAGAAATAGGCGATCTGCCCGTTTTTCTCAAAGCCTTGGATCAGGCTGTAAGTGATTTTCATGTTCCCGGTGAAAGTTTTTCCGGCGACCTTCTCAATATTCAGGAGGTCATTTTCCAACATTACAAAACCAGATTTATTTACTGCGGCTGCTGTCATTTTGGGAATCCTTAACAGAGATGGAATTAACGGTTTTCAGGTACTGGCTAACGGCTTTCTTAACAATGGTGTGAACGCTGCCATGTTCACGGGTGGAGGCCAACGCGAAAAGCTGCTCCATAACATAGGGATCGAAGCTGATCCCCAACTCTTTGTTTTTACTCACAGGCAAATCTCCTTTAATTCTGCGATGTCTTCAGCGGTGAGGTTGAGGCCGAACCAATCACCCCACCATGACGCCGGGGCGGTAATAGCCGGGTTGCCAATCGTCACCATTTGGGAGGGGCTAACCTGCGTCAACATTTCGTAAATGTCGCTATACAAAGTCGGCTCCAACTGGTTGATCATCTGCTGTGCATACGCTGACAGCACAGGGGAATCACTCAAATCAACATAAGGCTGATATTTGCTCATTGTTTCCTCTCCAAAAAGTAAATGAATAATTAGTGAACGATAACGGGCAACTCTCCGGTGATACGCTCAAACTGATCCGCCGCTTGCAGCATGATAAAGGCCATCACTTCGTCATATTCCATCGGGACGCCTTTAGCTTCGAAGAGAGATTGGAACGCCATCACGATGGAGGCTTGCATGTCTGTAGACTTGGAAGCGAACAGCGAAACGGCTGCTTTAACTTCAAGTGCTTTCTCTGCGTCCATCTCGGTGACCTTTGCCGCGATACGTTGAGACTGTCGCATAACGCCGGAGGCGCTGGATTTGGTCAATTCAAGTGCCTGCGTAATCGCTTCTACTTCTCTCATACGTCCGGCGGCTTTCATTCGGCTACGGGTTTCTGTCAGGGTCTTACGGGTCAAATCACGCTGATCGACACGATCAACCATTTTTTCAACATCAAGGTAAATACTCATTGCAATCTCCTTTCGGGTTGGTTATAGTATGATGGGGATATTTAAAATATCATTAATCTCCTCATCACAATATCTATTTTACACTATTTGACAATGATTCGCAATAACTTTCTTGTTTTATCTTGCGCTCAGTTGATTATTGTGCTAGAGGCATAGAAAGCCTCTGTAACGCCCTCAGTGAGGCGCAGGGCGTTTAGAAGGCGTTTCCCTGTCTACGTATGAGAAAGCGCCATAGCGGCGCGTTTAGGGGATTCCTGCTGCTTGTGGTTCTGTACGCTGTACCGGGCCGGGACCCCGCCGCCCAGATGTCACCTTCACATCGTTCCGGTGTTTCCCAAAGGCAGAAAAGAAAGGCGCGTTGCGCTTTCTGTTCTGCATTGCCCAAAAGGAGGCTAACCCGTTGGGCGTAGCCTGTCCAAAGAGACAAATCACTTAACCATTAATCAATCTCTAACACTCCCTTAAAGATCTTGACCTGGCCCCTGGGGTTAGTGTTATGGGTTAGTCTTATGATTAGTATTATTGGGGTCCAATGTGAACCCCCTACCGGGTCCAGCCTGAACCCCCTACCGGGGTCAATATGACCCCCCTCCCCTGGAGTGAGCCACACAGGCGAGACTCCACACTGTGGAAAACAGGCCAACGGCCTAAAACCTGGTAAGCCCGGAAGGGCGAGAAGGTTTTAAGAACAGATTATAACGAATGAAATAATTAATTGTGCAAACAATTAGTTATTGAATGAAGTTATAATATAAGATCAATAAAACCGTAGCCCGGGGGGCGAGCGTAGCGAGGTTTTATGTAGTTATATACTCTTGTGTGCCTTTTGGGACACGTCCCTGTTCAATTATCAATCAATAATCCCTCCACCCTCTCCAACCTTCTGTAAAGCTCTCCAGCGCGTCCACCACTGCGGCAAGGTTATTTATCATCTTACCCCATTAAAACCCCGTGGAGGCTCTCCCATGGCACCTGTGGGATGCTCCCGCCCCTCTCCTGCGTGGCTCCTCCGTACCAGCCGCAAGATCTACCCACATTATCATATAACACACCAATCAACACAATGCAATTAATTTTTATTGCAAATGATAATCATTCGTGTTAAACTAATATACATGGTGTGGGATGTGGTGAGTATGTCGAAATCGCCGTTTTGCAGCTTACCGCCCCGCACCTGTACAGAACTTTCATTAACGTGTGCTTTAGCCAGCCCCTGTGGGTCTGTACTGAGTGAGCCGGGCGGACTTCTCCCCCGCCCCGGCCCTCACCCAAAGTGTTCTTTCAACTCCACTTGCCAGAATGCTTTGTGTGCGGTCCTCTCCTCAAGTTCCGCCGATTGTAGTTTCTCCTACGATTCAAAACGCCTCTAATCATAGGGCTTGCTCCACAGGCCCTATTCTAAAGCGTCGCTAAAAGTCTCTTAGACTGCGGCTCTTCAGAATACAAGCGATCTCCTCGATTGTAGCGACCCTCCACGGGGTCTCAGTTGGGCCGGGGGTGGTTCCCCAGTTGCAACGATAAACTATTGATTTTCTTCGATGGTTTCCGGGCGTATTTCAGGCGTCCGTTTTCCTCTGTGGCTTCTTTGCTGAACCATGAAAGCAAATCATGTAAGGCTCTGAGGCTACACAGGAAAACAAGTGATCAGACAGTAAGTTACATCGCCTTCATCCCGGTGTCTCCTTCCAGGTTCTTTTTTGTGGTTATTTGCCCATCGGCTGGCGGTTGCTCCCGTGACGCTGGCGGGTGAGTGACCACAAAAAAGAGGTTTACACCTCCCCCCACCCTGCGAGGGTGAGAGAGAGCCAGATTAGAAAGGGCGGCGAGGAAGCCGCCCTCTTCTATTCAATCCACGGCCTCCCATCTTCCAACAATTCGGATTGCCCTCTCTGGCGGTCCTTATATCCGGTGCAAAGCCGGATCACCCTGTGGACTCTCTCCACGTCTAAAACCCTCCATAAGGAAAACCTTTATGAAAACTTCCGAGCGCTACCCGGTAACGCAAGGTGACGTAATCGTGAATTACGCCTCCAGCCTGTTTGACCGCACCGAAGTAACCGCCCCAAGCCTCCCGGCTGACGTCTTCTGTGGCGATATTCTGGACGGCAAAAGTTTTGCCTTGTTCGACTCTGACGCCGCTGACGCTGGCAAGCCGATCATTAACCTTTCCAATATGTCCGCCGATGGCAAGCCCAAAACGCTGGTTATCGTGGATCGCCATGTTGTGATTACCGATTTTGCCCTACGTGCTAAAGACGCCGCGAGCAAAAAAGCCGCACTGGAAGCGCTGACAGCCTCCGGTGATATTCGCCTGGCTATCAACGCCGATTACTTCAAAGCATAAGGAAATCACACAATGGCTATTGATTTTAAACAGTTTGAAAAGCTGGACACTGTAGCGGCGATCAAAGATCAACCAGCAGGTAATTACCTGATCACTGATCTGGGTATCTTCTCCGATGTTAACTCAACCACTCCAAACGCCCAGATTGTGGATATTGTGGAAACTCAGGTTAGCGAACTGGAACAGGTTGCCCGTTATGGCACCGAAGTTAACGCGATCAAGATGGATAAAACCATCCTGCGTAACCAGGAGATCCCACACTATGCCACTGAGGCGGATGTAAAAACCGCTGACTGGCAAGGCCTGGTAAGCCCGGCTAACCCGGATCAGGCTCAGGCGATCACCTCTGTTATTGCTGATAAAGCTATCCGTATGCGTAACTATCATCTGGAAACAGTTGAAAGCACACTGGCCCGTGCCCTGTTCAAACAGTCCGCCAAAGCGGCTAAAACGGATTCGGGCGATGTGGATTTTAATTCGGTATTCGGCACCGCCCCGCTGAGTTTCGACCTCGACGGATCAGCAGGCGCTAACGTCTATGCACAGCTTGCGAAGATTCGCCGCATGTTGGTTAAAGAGTACGGCGCGAGCCGCTCTTATCTGGATCGCTTCTTTGTCTTCTGCTCCCCGGATCTGTATGACGCACTGGCGAGCCACCCGGAAGTAACCAGCCTGATCACCAACAAAGTGGCGGAAGCTGCAAAAGGCGCTCTGATCCCGGTTAACACCGCGGGTTATGACTCCTTCAGCATTGGCAACATTACTTTCATTCTGGCGGACGATGACCGCTACGAAATCGAAGAAGGTTCCGGCCTGTTCGTTCCTAAGTTCAATACAGCAGATCGTAACCCGTTCAAACTGGTACATGGCCCAGCATCCCGTAATCAGGATATTGCCGCTAAAGGTGTGATCAGCCCTTACTACCAGAAAGTAATGACTGACCGTTACGGCATGGTGACCGTTCACCAAGAGGCGAGCTTCATTCCTCTGAACCTGCGCCCGAACTACATGCTGAACGTCAAGCTGAAGTAA